GCGGCAATGTCACCGTCTTTTTTGATGCTTTAAACGACCAAGTGAAAATCACTCTTTCAATTTCAAAGTAAAGGAGAAAAAACATGGCAAAATTTGACGTAATCCAGAAATATAATGGTAATTTCACACTTGTATCATCATGGGATGATAACCTTGCAGGAGCTAAACAGGCTTATCATCATCAGTGTTCACTCCTCTATTCTGATAAAGCTTTTGGAGCAGTTGTTGAGGTGGTTGATGACAATCTCGATGTTGTTGACGGATGCAAGACTTTCATCAAGGAATAACCTATGATAAGAATTTTCGGTCAGACCGACACAGTTTTCACCTCAAATGGAGACTGTGTCGTTTCTCCGTTAAAGGCAAAAGTTCATAAAGCAGATAACGGTGATTATTATCTTGACTTGGAGACAGACCTCTCATATATCGACTATTTTGTTGAGGGTAATATTGTCGTTGCAAACACTCCGACAGGCGAACAAGCGTTCCGTATAGATAACCCAACAAAATCAAAAAACAAGCTTGTATCAAAGTGTTGGCACGTCTCATATAGCTCAAAAAATCACCTGATTGCAGACAGCTATGTCGTTGATATGGACTGCAATGACGCTCTCAATCATCTCAATGATGCCGCCGAGCCTGCAAGTCCGTTCACGGTTCACTCTGACGTGGGCGTTGTTGACTCATACAGATGTGTGAGGGAATCTTTGCACGATGCGATCATAAAGGTGCAGGAGCGTTGGGGCGGTCACATAGTCAGGGATAATTTTGACATTGCGATCATGTCGGCGATCGGAGTCGATAACGGCATCATCGTTCAATACAAAAAGAATCTTTCAGACATCACCTGTCAGGACAATTGGGACAACGTGGTCACAAAGCTCCTGCCAGTTGGCAAGGATGGTCTTTTATTAAATGCGCTCGATGAGACTGCAGACATTTATCTCACTAGCTCCACCCAGTATGATCTGCCGTATACTAAGGCAGTCACATTCTCTCAGGATGAGATTGTCGAGGAAGATTATGAAAGTGAGGAGGCTTACAAGCAGGCCCTTGTCAAAGATTTACGAATGCAGGGCCTTGACTATCTCACCGCTAACTGCGTGCCGCTCGTCAACTATACGCTCAAAGCTAATCTTGACCGTGTGACCGACATCGGTGACGTGATCGAGGTTATTGATGAGAGGCTTGGCCTGCATCTGATGACGCAGGTAATCAGCTTTACTTATGATTGTATATTCAAAAAATATACCGAGGTCGAGTTTGGTAATTTCACTCAAAGCCTCTCTGGACTCATTAAAAACATCACTGTTGAGGTCAATCATAATGTGACCGACCAAGTCAACAATGTTGCGACAAGCCTGCAATCACAGCTCACACAGGCAACAGGCGCAATCATGGGCATCCTTGGCGATTCCTATGTTATCAACACAGGCTCGGATGTAATGCTTGTTGACTCTCTGCCAAAAGAGGACGCAACAAACGTCATGCGAATGAATCAAAACGGCGTGCAGTTCTCCCAGAGCGGAATCAACGGCCCATTTGCCGAGGTCTGGAATATAAACGGCGATTTCAACGCAGAAAACGTCAATTTTGTTAATCTCATAGCTGATATGATCAAGGGCGGCACACTTAAACGTGGCGGTCATTCAAACTTATGGGGTAATGTGGAATATTATGACAATTCCAATCGGTTAATCGGTAAGATTGACAGTGATGGTCTCACCCTGTATGCAGACAATGGCGCAACTCTTATCATCGACCATGCACATGGAGTCAGAAGCTATGATGCAGACGGCAACACAACTCTAGCTTTTGACGGCGGCAAGGTTACAAGCTCGAAAACCTCAATTACTGAGGAGCTTGAAATCGGTGAGATGTTTAAGTTTATACCAATGCAGGTCTCTCAGTCTGGCACTGTGGTCAATAGCGGCATCGGCCTTGTATTCTCAGGAGGTGACTCATGAGCGATTACCCAATAGTTGAACAGTGGAGCATCTCCGTCACCGAGGAATCCATCAGCATGTGGTGGAATTCAGATGTGATCTGCGATTTCTTGTGGTACTCGACCAATAATGGTCAGTCATGGCACGGCGTGTCAATTTCCGCTGACTACACAGGTCAATACGAGATTACAGGCCTCTCAAGCAACGCAACATACCAAATAAAAACAAGAGTTCGAGGAAAAGACTCAGGGCTTGTCTCGGAATCAGAGGCCGAGGAGGTCACAACATACTCATGGCCCTACGCTAAAGAGATGCCAGACTTTACAATCGGAGACAAACTGACTATAAAGCTCTATAATCCGATGTTTAGGCAGGTAACAATCAACCTCATCGGTGCAGATGGCTCTGTTGTTTCGACAGATACAACATACAATCAGCAAATCTCTGGCTATGCAGGAGAGGAAGTTGTTGAGGCTTTATATAACTCGATCCCATACTCTCCAAGTGGGTCATATAGCGTCCGAGTGACTTACGGCACGCATGTAAGCGTCAAAAGCGGCGGATACTATTTTGTAAACCAAAACGTATGCGCTCCAAGCATTGAGGCGGCATCATATCAGGACACAAACAGCGCCACAATTGCCATCACAGGAGACAATCAAGACCTCGTCAAAAATAAATCAGTACCAAGTTACACTGCGACAGGCCTTGAAGCAAAGAAGGGCGCAAGCATCGAAAGCGTAAGCGTTTCGGTCAACGGCACGGATGTTCCGCTTTCAATCTCTGGGACATCAGCCACAGGAACAGGGGCGGCTCTCGATTCTGCGACCGATCTTGAGGCAGTGTTCACAGTTACGGACTCAAGAGGCCTGACATCTACGAAAATAGTTTCGCTCACAATGCTCGATTGGTTTGATCCTCTCGCAAGTATCTCTGTCAAGAGACAGGGAAACACAGAGACGGACACAAACCTTTATGCAAAAGCAGTCTATGCGCCGATAAACGGCAATAATAGCGTCACAATAACCTATGAGGCTACAAAGGACGGTGACAGCTCTCCAAGCGTCTCAGGCACTCTCACAGATGGCGTTGTGAGCGTTGCAAGTCTTGACAACACATATGCGTGGACGGTGGAAATAACTCTCACCGACCTGCTCGGAGGCTCAACCACTTACACGGCGGAGATTGCCAAGGGAGTTCCTCTTGTTTTCTTTGACAAGTTGCGCTCATCAGTTGGCGTTGGATGCTTTCCAGACAATGACAACAGTGTCGAGATTGTCGGTGAGCTCATCGTGGGCGGCAAAAAGCTGATATTTAACAGTGATCACACAGTCACATGGGCAAATCCTTGAGGCAGAGCATATCTGCCTCTTTTTTTATACTTTACAAGTACACCTAAAAGTGTACAAAATAATCAAGAAAAATACGCAAAGATTGTATAATTTGCAAATATACATATACACCCAAAAGTGTATAATAAGATTATCAAATGAAACGGAGGTCACACAGATGACAAATATTGAAATCGTATACAACGGACTGAGAGACAGAGGAATCGTCGCAAGAGAGCAGAAACTTGCCAGAGGCATGAAAACAGAGGAATACATTTGCGACGGTTGGACATACACATTTTATTTTTGCGATGGAAAAATCAAAAAGATTGAAGCAGGCAACGGCATTCAGTTAATCGAGCAATGGAATTAAGGAGGTCAGAAAAATGACAATATCAGAGCTTAGAAAAGTAGTTAAACAGACAATAATCGCACAGGGCGGCAAGCTTTACGGTTTTAATATCAACAATATTCAAGCCGCTTATGGCGTTAATTATTCACAGGTGCAGGATGCAATCAGTTATTTTGCATATTCACCACAACAGGCTAAATTCAGAGCCGCTTACAATTTTCACAATTAAATTTTAGGGAGGCGCAAGCCTCCCAGATCGGAGGTAAAACAATGGAAGATTTTGAATGGTTACACTATTACGGCCCAGAGCTCGAGGACGCATGGGCTCAGATGGATGATGAGGAGGACGATGATGAATAAAAATAGAATAAAGCTCATGAGAGAGGCGCAAGGTCTGACACAAAAAGACCTTGCCGACAAATCTGGAGTCAACATTCGGATGATACAACATTATGAGCAGGGTTCTAAAGACATAAACAAAGCAACGGCGATCACCGTTGCCAAGCTTGCAATCGCTCTTGATTGCAATGTTCTGGAAATACTCAACATATAACAAAGAGGCAGGAAACACCTGCCTCTTTAAATTATTAGCAAATTGTGACCGTGGTTAAAGCAAAGGGAATAATTTGCAAAATGTCAAAAACGGCAGTTTAATGCCGTTTTTGCTTGTTTTATGCAAATTTCCAAAATATATCGACATTTTGTCCGTCTATTTCTACTTTTTCAACGAGAGATTGAATCAAAATTTTCGTCTCATTAAAATCTCCACGCTCCAGAACGTCAGAGAAGCTCCTCACGATCTTGACCGCCTCGTCCTCAGAGAGAGCCGTGTCATCAGATTGAATCAGAGAAATCTCATGCTCAAGTGCCTGTCTGCGTTCATTAAGGGGTGCAATCTTGGCAGTGAGTTCCTGCGCAGTAAATTCTCCAAGGCCATACAAATCCATAAATCTTGATTTCTGGGAGTTAATCTTTTCGATTTCCCTTTCGAGTATTAAAGTTTTGTTTTGCGATTCTAAAGATTCGCTATTTGTCCGCATTCCATGGATGCAGGTTGGATCGTCTGCAAGTTTTTGAATTTCACCAATGATGAGGTTTTCGAGCTCCTCAGCTTTCCAAATATGATTGTCGCAGGTGTCCGCCTTGGACATCTGGGCGTATCTCCTGCGACTATAACATGCATAATACCGATATTTGTTGCCGCCATAATTATAATATCCGTATCTTGCGCCGCACTTTGAGCAATAAATGAGACCGCCAAGCAAGGCAACTCTGCTCAGGTGCTTGCCTTTTTGCTTGTAATCATGTGAGTTATAAACATCAAGCGTTTTTTTATAAATTTTTTCATCAATAATCGGCTCATGAATGCCTTGCAGGAGCTCGCCCTTGTGATGTATCTTGCCAAGATATGTCTCATTGAGCATTGCATCCCTGACTCTCTTGACAGTCCACTTGCCATATCTGTGCGCATATCCTTTTGCATCAAAACGTCTTACAATCTCATGAAATCCATTGCCTTTTTGGTATAGCTCATGAATCTCTCTGATTTGCATTGCCTCGTATTCGTTAATGACAAGAGTGCCGTTTATGTATTCATAGCCAACAGGTGTCAATCCGCCTTTCCATTTACCCTCTTTCGAGCGTCCCATCTTGCCCATTTTCATGCGTTCCTTGATCTGTTCTCTTTCAAGCTGTGCAAATACTGACAGGATGCCGATCATGGCACGTCCAAAGGGCGTGGACGTGTCAAAGTTTTCTGTCATTGAGACAAAATCGACACCATTTGCAATGAAATTGTCCTCAATTAGGGATAAAGTGTCTTTTTGCGATCTCGAGAGGCGGTCGAGTTTATAAACGCATACGATATCACCCTTGCCGTCCTTGATGTCTCGGAGCATACTCTGGAGAGCAGGGCGGTCTGTTTTTGCTCCAGAGAATCCTGCATCAACATAAGTGTCAACGATGCTCCAGTGCATAGCCTTGCAATAGTTCTTGAGGCGGTCAATCTGTTCGTCAATCGAATATCCTTCTTTGGCCTGCTCCTGAGTGGACACTCGGACATATAAAAATGCACGTTTCAAACCTCGTCCGCCCTTCCATGATCAATTAAATATTGCACTCTGGAGCAGTCGGCGCAATATGTCATTTTTTTCGCTTTTGCGTCTTTAATAGATATGCATCTCAAAGGCTCGCCGCTTTGCATCTCTGACCTTAAACAACTGCATCTGAGGTCAGTATGAAATAGCTCACCTTTGCATGTAACACAATTCTTTTTGTCAGTCATGATCATATCTTTGGGATGTAGTTCAATGTGACCCTCTGGCATGATCATTGGCACTTTGTCGCTCTTTCCAGAGCGTGCATCCTCGAAATCCTTTTTCTTTATAATGTTTACTATCCTTATCATTTTCGACCTCTTTCATTTCTTACAAATTCAATTCCAACAGAAATCGCAGACAAAAGCACAAGAGCCTCATCTTTTTCAATCGGAATATCGTCAATATTAAAGTTATTAAGCTCGGTTGGATTAAGTTTGAAATATTCAACGATATCAGTGATCTCAGCCGTGATGGTATTGTCCTCAAGGCACTGATTTGGGACAATCCTGCCTTGGGCCAGATAGTCGGCACTGATATCAAGTGTCTTACAGATTTTGAAAACAT